AAAAACTGCTGCAACCGCGCCCGTAGATTGCTCCAGGTCAGCGGCCATTAGGGTTGCTTTTGCACCTAGCGCACCAAAAGCGGCGCCCGCGCCGGCCGCTACACTGACCATAGTCCTTGCAGCTGACCGCGCGCTAGACGCCAGAGAGTCAAGGCCGGTAGCGTTTTTAAGGTTTTTGAACGCCTTTGAGAACTGTTTGGTGTCTGCAATGACGCTTACCTTTACGACTTTACCGGCCATGCTCTTTTACTCCTCTAGCGCTGCGTCTTGCTCTTCTAGTGCTCGTATGATTGCGTTAGCGTCGTGTAGCGTCAGATTTTCGCGTGCTTGCCAGGGTGGGAGGTGAGCACGGATCGCTAAGACCGCTAGCAGCTGGGCTATTTCTATGCCGCCGGTTCCGGCGGCGTGTTTAAACCCGGCTCCACCGGCGCGGGGGTATCGTCAGACATAGAGATATACTTATCGATCTGTCCTAGTGGGATACGTTTTGCCGCTTCCTGAGCATCCGCTGGGGTCGGATATGCACCGGTACGATATAGCACCAGGCCGGCCATTGCTCCCATGACTCGCGCGCTCACATCTTCAGTATCTAGCGCGGCCATGCGCACGCCGGTGATATCTTCAAAATACGCTACCTCGCCAATGGTGAGCTGGCTTACTGATACGGGATTTTCAGGGATAGGCGGCGCTTTGAATTGCTCTGCAATGTCGGTAGGTAGCATTTGGTTATAGTCCATTCTGTTCTAGTAGCTGGTTGATACCGTTGGTTAGGCCGGCGTATGTCTGGGGTCGCAGGGTTTCCTCAGCACGGCTTAGCCATTTAGGGCCTGTGTGGCCATCGGCGCCCCAGTGGTTTACGCCTGCATATGGTGTGCGCTTTGAGCTCGCACGCACCATAATTTTAGAGCGTGCTTTAGACGCTCTGATACTGCCATATAGATTTTTAGATCGTCCGATAGGGACTAGTGTTTTGGCTAGGCGCGCGATAGGGGATGCTAGGGAGTATGTGAGGTCTCGCAGGTCTTGCGCGGCCACGCCTGCCTTGTATGCATCCTCTAGTAACCTGTCTATACCCTCAATCTTGTAGGTCACCCCATCTACTGTGTAGGTACCGTCACCTACAGAGATGCGTTTTACATATGTTTCATGCGCCATGATAGCCCTAGATTATGCTAGCGCTTCTTCCATGTTGCCAGCACCTAGAGTACTACCGGTGGTTTTCATGCTGGGTTTGCCGTCGCAGTCCCACTCAAATGAAAATGTGCTGCCCTTTTCGTCGCCGGCCTCGCCACTGATTGAGGGCGCAGAGCCGATAGTGACTTTACCCGTGAAATGGGGCGCGTCGGCAGTCGCACTCTTGTTACCGTAGGGGGCTACGATGTAGTCAACAGTTTTGCCTACAGAATTCCAGACCTTAGACCAGAAAGAATCAGTATCCAAAGATTGGATAGCCTCACCAGAGAGCGCCCATTTAGACGTATTGCCGCCCTGAGCGTCAGCAAACGTAACGATATCTTTATCGCTGCTTGATGCTTTTAGCTCCCATTTGGCAATATCAGCCCAATAATCTTTGCCGTCAATCACTAAGCCTAGCTTTTTGCCTAGGATGCGCTTACGTACCGGTACAGCCATTGTTTTAACCCTTTCTTGTAGTGGTTAGCTGTATTTTATAGCATGTCGTCGGGTTGTGGGACATATCCGGGGATATATTCCGGTGGTAGCTCTGGCTCTGGTTCCTCGGCTAGCTCGATAGTCGCAGGTGCAGATACATGCATAACACATGCCAGGTAGCTTTGACTATCAGCTGTGGTCACGGATTGGTAGGCGTCTACTGTCACCATAAAATACTGCCAAAGATAGCTCAGTACTCGGTCTACCGCTGCGTCTAGTCTACTGATTGCAAATTCGTTGTCAGTAGGCGGTGCAATTAAGGTGATGTCAAAACGCACGCGGCCGGTAGTGTAGCTCTGGCTATCGGCCTCTAGTAGCGGTGACCCCTCGGTAATCGTCATGCACGGGGGGTGCAAACTGCCTGGAATACCGTCATAGACCGCGAAATAATCTTCATACTTTCTTATTAGGTCTGATAGGTCACGTCGCGTTTTGGTAATCGGCCCGTCTGTAAACGTACTTACACGCATGTGTTACGCCTATGCTACCGGTAGGGGCATGTATGGGGTGAGTAGCGGCCGCGCTGCTACCAACGCGTCACGTGCCACACGGATTGCGCTAGCGCCGTCGAAACTGTCGGCGTAGCTTTTAATGCCGTTTGGCGCGTTTTTACGGTGGTAGAGTTCGGCGGCCACCTCTAGCACTGCCCTATCTAGGATGTACGGGGGAATAACGGCCGTGCCTACAAAGTGATTAACTGATAGCCAGGCCACGCTAACACATTCTTTTAGGTAGTCGGTCAGTGGCACGTCACCCACATAACGCCCCAGGGCACTTGCGAGTTTGTCGCCCTGCTCTTTTGGCAGGCCGGCCGCGTATTCCTCTGCGTCATCCATGATGCGTTTAGCCCAGCTTTAGCGGTAGTACGCCGCCCTGAATTTCGTTTGCGTATGCTGCGTACCTGTATACGCTGTAGTTATCCGTGAGATTAATAGCGCGGGTCTCCTGCAGCTGCACTAGGCCGCTCTCGTAAATACGGATAGCGTCACGGCTATAGAATCCACCGATACACTTTTGAATATTAGCGACATTCGTCACCTCGGCGTTTAGGTCACAGACAATTTTTAGACCTGCTAGGTCACCAGAGATACCTACTAGATTCATACCGCCGGCCGTGTTTGAGCCATCGCTACCCACTGCAAGCAGCGGACGGTCACCAGCAGTTAACGCGGCCAAAGCCTTAAAAGTGGGCATATTTACTACCAGGCCGTCTAACGGCAAATTCTGCTTGGCAAAATAAGCGGCCGCGTCTACGACTAAAGCAGATAGATCAGCCCAGGTCAGAGCGCTAGCGGCCTTGGTAGATACCAAGCTAGCGGCCTCTTGGTCCTTTAGGCCCTTGTTCCACGCGGCGGCCAAAGCCTTACGGGATGCGGCGCCGGCACCCACGGCCATTGCCTCTAGGTGACGCTGCAGCACATTTACGCTAGCGCGCTCGATAGTCTGCCTAGATAGTGACGTATAGCCGCCATATGTACCTACCGGCGTGCTAGCGTTCTGTAGCTCGACCTTACCTAATACCAGGTCGTCACCCTCGTTTACCTGTTTGTTTACAGTAATGCTATTTAGCTTTAGGTATGTGTGATCTACTCGCATGCCCTCGCTAGGCAGGTCACCAACTGCAAAAAGTGGTTTGAGTGCATCGGGTTGGTCATAGATACGCGTTAAGTCTGCCACCCAATGGGGAGCTGTGGCGATAGGGTCAGCCGCGCTAGTCGTTCCAGACCAAGCGCGGGCTTGGATGCTGTTCACATCCTCTAGGGTGCGGCTATCGCCTGCTACCAGAGCCTTTACAATCTCGGCCGCGCTGCGCCGGTCTACAGTAGGCGCCGCCTGGGTGGTCGCCATAGTAGTTCGCAGCTCGTTTAGTGAGGTGCGCAGGCGCATAACCTCAGTTTCCAACGCGTTAATATCCATTTTTCTATTTTCCTCCCGTTGCTGGGTCTGTTCTCTTACTTTTGTTACCTTAGCGTCATCATACGCCGGCCAGGGAACTAAAGATACCTCTTTGATATCAATTAGTTTTTGCCTTACGTGTAGGTTGTCGTCGTCGTCCCAGGTCTCTTCGTACTCTAGCGGAATAAAACCGATTGAAAGACTATCTACTGCACAGTCTTTTACTAGCTGGTAGGCGTCGTCACCTGCGCTAGTCTGGCTAAGCCGCGCGTGGATAGTCACGCCATCAGGGTCAGACGTGGCAGTGCCAACCCCAATCACCTCACCATGACGCCAAAGTAACTTTACGTGCCCTACGCCGCCGTCTGGTTGGTATGCATCAGCTGCGATAGTCTCATAGTAGCCAGGCCCTAGCTTAGTCTCGCGCTCGTAGGGGACTGCTAGGCCCTCAATCGTTCGACTATCGTCGCTGGCCAGGGCGATTTTAGATTCTCGCCACTCAAGACTAGGGGTGTTTTTCATTTGGTGGTTTCCTTTTGTGTCGGCGTGGGTAGGCCCTCGATAGCGGCGGCCGTAGCTGCATCATAAATACCAGCAGCAATAGCGGTAGCGTGCGTGTCCATTCTGGTTTTAGTGTCTGCTCGCAGCAAAGCGTCTAGATTAAACCTTGCGACGGTCCCACGCGGCAGAATTGCGGTCAGTGCATCCTCAATTTCGCGTAGATAGCTCATCACTGTCCACCTAATGAAGTCGGTCGCGGCGTCTGTGACGTTTTGATAGGTCATACTCGACCCGTCCACACTAGCTAGCAGCATATGGGCAGGTACCCCAAACATTCGGCCGATAGATAGCACATCAAAGGCGCGTGATTCCAAAAATTGTACTTCAGACGGTTTTAGCGCAATGGGGGTGTACCTCATGCCGGCCCCAAGGACAGCCACGCCGCCGCTATGGCTTGCGTTTTCGTTCCACCTCTTTTTAGCCTCGGCGGCCTGCTCGGCTGTAATCGGCTGATCTGTAGTCAGCGTGCCAGTAGGCACACCAGCGCCTGCGGTCCACTGACTCGCATAGCTGGCCATGTCGCTAGCACCTACTAGCGTAGATGCGCAGGCTTGGATAGGACCCCCCCCCAGCCACT